TTATTTGAATTCATTAATATATTTATATTATTATTTTCTTCATTTTTATCATAATCGTTTTTTTCTAAGTAATTTGTATTATTAAATGTTAATTTATTAGTAAATATTGCTGAAAAACATAAATAAGAAAAAAAAACACAACATTTACAAAAATCAGAAATATTTTTTTTACATTTATAAAAAATAGTAAATAACATAATTATATATAATTAAGTAAAATTATTTAAGACAATTTAATTTTATTTAATTTTATTTAATTTATTGAATTTATTTAAAAATAATAAAAATTTTAATTGAATAATTAGAATGATGAATTTAAATAAAATTCATTTAAAATTTGAACATCCACTTTTACATAATATAAAACAAATTTATTTAAGACCAAATAATAAAGTTGAATATACAAATTTATCTTATTTAACTTATTATACTGAAATTTATAATTCAAAATTAACTATTTCTTTTAGTGCACTATTTAAAGATAGTTATTTAGTTATTTTAATTGATACAATTGACAAAGAATTAAATAATTCTGTTTCTCATAAAAATATAATTTTTATAAAAGCTGATTGGTCATTAATTAAAATAAATAATGAATTATTTTTACATGAATTAAACATCATCAATAAAAAAAAATATAAATATTTTTATTTACCTTTAAGAAAATATTTTGATGCAAATAATGATTTATCTATTGAAGATATATTATTAATTCATGATTGTGTTCATTATGATTTAATAATAACTAAAAAAGAAGAAAAAGAAATTAAAAAAGTAATTCCTCAACAAAATAATGAAATGAAAGATATTCATCAACAAAACTCAATGAATCAAACAATTTCAAATATTAAAAATAAAATTCATAATAAATTTCATGGTAAATTCAAGGATTTTGTTTCATTATTCAATGATGAATAATAAAATAAAAATAAAATAAATTAATTTGAATATTCGACTCCAGCCATTCCTTCGCTAATATTTAATATATTATAATTAACAGCAAATAATTGTATAATTGGATTTTCAATTTCAGAATTCAATTTTAAATCTAAAACAGAATTATCAATTCTACTAAAATTAATTGAACCTGATGGCTGATATTCCTCAGGATGCAATGAAAAACTATAAACATAAATAAAATTATTTGGTGTATTTGTATGTCTTTGATAAGGAACAACTGTTTTATAATATTTATTTTCTTTATATTCAGTTAAATCTTGTCCTTCAATGACAAATTTGGATTCAATCATTGGGTCGCTTCCAACCATTCTACCATTTTCATAGGCTTTTGTGCTAAAATTAAACCATTCATTACCACCATAAGGTCTCAATTTTAATAAATTACCATTTTGAATGACCCAAATCAATTCAGTTACTAAATGATTAAAACTGAAATCAATTTGTTGGTCTAAATAATTATTATCTAAAGAACGTGGTGAAACTTGAATTTGAGTAATTAAATATTGTAAATTATTTTTACTAAATATTTTTCTTTCATCTTCTTCTAAAAATATATAATCCACTTCTAAATTTCCTGAACTAATACTTATTTCTTCATTATTTGGACTTTCAGATATAAATGAACCATCACTTGATATAATTAATTCATTATAATTTCTTATTGTTAAATTAATTCGCACTTCTAATGATTGAATACTAATTAAAGGTAATGATAATCCTATATTTCTACAAAACCAGAATAATAATGGTACATATAACAATAATTCATCATTATTATTATAATTAACTGAATTATTCGATTTTCCAATCATACTATTAAATCCATCTCTTTTATTTAATGGAACTGTTAATTCACTCCATATTTCCATCCAAACACCATATTGTCTATCAATAACATTTCCTCCTATTTCTATATCAACAGTTTTTATTAAAGCATGACCAACAGAATTAACCCAATAATAATCGACTTTTTCATTATTATTTGTATAACTATAAGGAATAAGTGAAGGTAATTTAATTTTTAAAAAAATTTGATTGACTAAATCACCAATTCTATCTAAACTGCAATAAACTTTTTTACCAAAATTAAAATCACCAGTAAAATATTGAGGCATAGATAATATTGAAAAATTTGTATAACGTCTATAAACAGCTACAAAAAAAGTAATTTGTGGATTACCACTGACATATTCATTTTGAGCACCATAAGCAGCTAAGACTAATAATCCTCCCGTCATATTAACTAATTATTAATAATATTTTAAATAAACTATATTTTATATTTATTTTTATAATTATTATAAAAAAAATCAAATACATAAAAATATAATTTATATAAAAAAAAAATTGATGCATTTTATTAGATTAAATACAAATCCAACAGTGGCTCAAGGAGAGTCTCTTAATATAATGGAATCAGACGTATGGCTGTGAAAGAACATTAGATATGCTTTCATCCACGTATTACATTTTGAATAGAGATGATGAATGATGATAAAGACTCATCACCTTTTGAGTGATTCATTAATAGGATATTTGTGATTACGATGTATGACGGAGAGTTACTGCCGAAAAATGTAGCTAAGATTAGGGAGTGATGTCCCTTTTTTTATAAAAAAATTGATACTAAATAAAAAAAATAAATACAAAATAAGTACAAACTACAGAGTACGAAATATGAATGATTTAGATATGTGTTTCCCTTGTAAAGGTGAACCTGCTGTACCTGCTGTACCATGTATTATTTGTATGGCAAATCCTGGGTACCCACATACACCAGGATGTAAGGCAATTATGTGTCTGTCTTGCTACAATATAGTAGTAACTACACAAAATGGAAATAGGTATTGTCCTATAATGTGTTGTGACCTACCTGCTAACATTAATTCCATAGGAAAGATTCCATCTTCTATCACAACAGATATTGATGGAAATCCTTTGAAATGCCCATACTGTAAGGTCATCTGCAAAAACCTCCAAACTTTGGAAAAACACAAGCGCATTAAATGTGAAAAAACATGCCAAATTTACATGAAAAAAAAATCCAAAAAATGCTTGGATTGTGGGGAACCGTTTGTAATGAATCACAAAAACGAATGTTCCGCAGTTATGCCTTGTCCTGATTGTGAAGAGACACCGCAATTGATTCCATTTGGTAATCCAGACAGTAAAAAATTTTATGATATGTATTATCGAAATTACAGTCGTCAATCGCATCACAAGATGTATTACTGTCCAACTATCTGCAAGATTTGTAACTCAGATGTTACAGGTGGTAAAGATGGATTAAAAAGACATTTGGATAAAGCATGTCCGCGGAAATGCAGGAAATGTGATGCTCAGTTTTCTGGAATTGAGGATTTGACATTTCATCAAAAACATAATTTGTGTCCTGGAAGCAAAAAAGAAGTTAGACCTCAAAAATCTGTATGGAGTTCAACTAAGAAAGTTGAAAAACTAAAAAGTGATCTCCAAATGACAGATAATGATGTTTAATTTATTTGTCAAATTTTTTATAAATAATCAAATATAAAGAGAAAAAAAGAAAAAAATATATAAGAAATTGTTTTAAATATAAAATAAGAAACATGTATTCACAAAATAATGTATATCATTCATTAACATTAGAAAGTAAAAAAGAAGTATATACTATTAAAAATAATGATTCACAGTATAATAGTGGTACATTAACATGTCAAGGAGGTGGATCATTTCATAAAGGATTAAGTATTGGTATGCAAGAAACTATGGTAAATGGATTATTGATTTATGATGATGAGAATTTTTTTGGATATAGTGAAAAAAATGGATTAATATTATTGTCCATGAATTATGATTTTAAAGAGCTAGAATTACCTGAGTTTGGTCAAATATTGGAAAAAAAGGAAAAAATATTAAATATTGATTTAAGTTTCAGGGATATTATTAATTATTATATTAATATACCTAATAATATTGTAAAATACAATATTGATTTAGTATTAAATATAAAATTTATGTATGATGATGAAAGTTTAATCAATCAATTAAATTTTTATATTATTAATAAAAATAATAAAAAAGTACAATTAAATATAATGAATAATCAATTATATGTACATGAAAATTCTAAATTAATAATAAATGAAAATAATAATTCTGTTATAAAATTAGAATTAAATTATATAAATGAAGAAAATATGATTATGGATGTACATAAATATATAGAAAATACAAAATAAAATTTTATTTATATATACATTTTTAAAATATAAGCATATACTATGGAACAGTTTCAAAATTTAAAAAAATGGTTAAAAATGGAAAATGATAGTTTAAGAATGTATAATAGACCTATTCGAGGTATATATAGTACAAAAGATATAAAAAATATTTAATAGAAAAAAGTAGAACACAAAATAAAACATTAGAAAAAAAATTAAAAAACTCTAATTCAGACATGGCAGGTCATTTATTTTTAGAATCTCAAAAGAAAAATTCATTTTATAAACCTTATTTGGATTCTATGCCAACTGATTTCAGTGATTATTTATTTTTTTACAAAAAAGATGATTTAGATTTATTAAAAAAAACATCTTTGTTTTCAAAATCAAATTATACTTTTAGTGAGCAATATAATGATATTAAACATGATGCTAAGATTGTTTATGATTATTTAAAAAATAAAAATAAAATACATATGTCATTTTGTAAATTTTTTCCAATATTTTTAAAATTTAGAATTTTAGTATGCAGTAGAATATTTGGTTACACTAAAAATAAATCAAGTGAATCTGGTTTAGTTCCGTATGCCGATTTATTCAATCATTCAAATGATTCTAATACAAAATGGTATTTTGATGATTCTAAAGATAGTTTTATATTAGAAGCAACTAAAGATATACCCAAAAAAAAAGAAATATTTGATTCATATGGAAACAAATCAAATGTTCAATTATTAAGATATTATTCATTTACATTACCTAAAAATGAAAAATCTACATTAGATATACAACATAAAAATGAAGACTATTCATTAGATCGTGCTAGTGTAATTGATGATAAATCATTAAAAAAGAAATTACAAGATAAAATGATTGTTATGAAAGATTTATTACAAAAAAAGAAAACTAAAAACAGAAATGTAATTAATATATATAATGATGAAATATTTATTTCAAAAAGTGTTTTGAAAAATTCTAAATAAATGTATTCTTTTCTTAATATATTATGTACATGTTTATAGATTTATTCATAATATAAAAATAAAAATTGAAACCTTTTAAAAAAATTTATTACAATTTATTACAATTTATTACAAATCACCCGCGAAAATAGTTGAAGATGTCAAGCATTGTATTGCCTGAAGAATTTTTGGGTCATATTATGTACGGGGAGTACAAAGAAATGCAGAATATTTTTCTAAAATCAACATTCACACAGGATCAGCTGATAGAAGCATTAAACATAGCAATTTTGTTTGAGAAAGACACAATAGCATTTGCGTTATTGACAAAAATCATTAATGTCAATAATGTTGCACCTGGTCAAGATAGTCCACTACAAATGGCAACGTCAATAGGCAATTATATGATGGTGGTGCTACTAGTTTCTCGTGGTGCAACCATTAATCTAAAAGGTAATACGTTGCAGCCCATCTGGAATGCTATATTAGCAGAAAACATCATGATTGTAGCGTATTTGCTATTAAATGGAGCAGAGATGAATGAAGGGGTTCAACATATGTTGGAAACAACGTTTCCTCAAAATTTCCACATCTTGAATCGTCTGTATTCGCGGATACAGTTTATCAAGAAGATTCCAGACAAATACGAGTTAGAAGTGGAAGGCTTAAAAAGCCTAATAACACTTGGAAACTTATCTGATAGTCTGGACATGTTCGACAGAGCCTATAATGACCTTAGAAAAAAACATTCAGGAATGAGGTTCTCGAAGTCTTCTTGGTTTAAGACAAGTACGGAATTACCGGAATTACCCAAATTTTGATGATTCAGCTTTTTAGCTTATTCCGTACTTAAATTATAATATAAAAAAAATCGATACTTCTTAAAGAAAATTATTACAAATCTTACAAATCTTACAAATCTTACAAATCTAATACAAATCTAATACAAATATTATATTTTAGAGATAATGTCGTCTGCTGTTTATGGTGTTGATTGTCATATATGTAGTCGTATGTTTTCTGAATGCCCTGGTTGTTGCCCTGGTTGTAACACAAGAGGCGGTTGTCATTGTCCTCGAACAATCGAGAGAAAGAGTGAGAGGGATAAAATATTGCATGATATTTGGCTTGAGGATAAAATAAAAGAGTCAGATGAGGAACGAAAAGAATTGAAAGCTCAAATAAGAAAAGAAGAATTGAAAGCTCAAAAAAAATGTATAGATATCCTAAAAAAACTAGGCATTTTTGATAATTTTCCAAAAGAATACTTGAAAAGAATGTCAGATAGACCATACCCTGCTCTTGAAGCTTTAATTAAAGCAAGTAATTTATTAGAAACATGTGGAGATAAACTTGATAAAGAACAAATAAAATCTATTGTTATTTTTATTTATCAAGTTTGTTTCCACAATGAAACCAAACTTGATAATGCCACAGGAATAATAGACTCTGGCGTTTTTTATCTACTCCTAAATATGACAGTTGGTGATTTGAATAAAATAAATTCATATTTGAAACTATTAAAAAAGTTCTTTGAAATGATCAAATCAAATGATATTGATCATAATCCTTATGTGATTAATGCTGCTAATTTTTTCACAGAATACTTCGAAAAAAATAAATTGCATATCAATAAAAAAAATTCGTTCAATTATTGGTTATATCTTCTAGGACACCCACCAAAAAAGTATGAAGTTACAAATCTACGTTACTTGCTTATTGGGTCATGCTTAGGAGATTCAAAAACATATAAAGCCAGTTATGTATTAACAACAGATAGGAAAAAATTCCTTTTCGGATTTATTCCTATCAAGAATGTCTATACATAAATGATTAGACACACTCCAAAATTTTTTATAACTATTTAAACAGACCCTTCTTTATTTGTGGATGCTAAATTATAATTATGATTCATCATAACAAAACTGAATGAATTTCCAGTATCATGTGTATTATATGTGGTTAAAATA